TTAAAGGATCTCAGGTTCAGCAACCTTGCTCCAGCGGAGACGGCTAATGGACTTGAATTTTGCTATGCCTAGCTGATTTCGCTCATTTCTAGACTTTGACCCCGGAGCTTGAAGAGCTGCGACTACTACATCTCGTGATGCTTCATACATGGCAAAAGCATCATAATTTTCATCAAGCAAAACTAAAAGAACAGAATCAAATGGCTTAGATATATCAATAGCACCAATTCTCGCAGAGACTTTTTTAGGATCAGGCATATATCGACCTTTGATTTGAACTCTATATTCTTTCCCGTCCAAAATCTCAGTCGCATCGTATCCGGACTGACGTGCTGAACATAGTGACAACCCGAGAAGAGTTGCAGCTTCATGTTCAGCTATTTCTCCAGTGATTCCGAGAGGCTTATTGGTTAATTTGTAATACCTTAGCGCCACATCTTTAGCTTCATTTAGTATGTTTAAAATTTTTTCATGGTTTTCTTGAAGCAAAGTAGTCCCCATAAAATTCCCTTTTGCTTAACACGTTACGAATTAACGTGCTGTCTTGGTGAGGCTTTCAGCTAACTTGGATCTTTCCATAAAGTATGGAGAGCTACATCATACTCAAAAAAAGTTTTTTTGCATTTAACTGTTCACACTGTTCACCATGCTTATTTTCTATTTTAAATCATAAAGATAAATGGTGATGAGTTGGTGAAGAGTGAACAGTCGACTCTTCACCTTTGTGATTTTTTTTCGCTCTGGATGCGCCCGGTCAGGCGATGTGGTGGAGGGATAAAAAGTTTTTTCAGGTTTTACTGTTCACACTGTTCACCTATGGTTTTTTATCAATAATTTCATGGTGATACAGGGTGAATATACGGTGAAGGGTGAACAGTGGATTGTTCACCCTGTGGTAATGGCCAGAAAGGAAAAGACCGGCTGATGCCGGTCTGAGTGAGGTTATGTTGCTGTGGGGTCGTCGCACTTCGGCAACCAGTCTCCGTAGCTTTCCTCTTTCAGCGACAGATTGGTTTGTATCCCCTGCTTTGTGTGTCGCTTTTCATAATTCAGGCCGTACTCTTTCAGCATCATGGGCAGCCCCAGCCCGAACATTTTCAGGCTGAGCACGTTCCTGTAGCCGTTAGCCTCCATATAGGCCAGATACGCGTGATAGAGATATTTACGATAATTACGCGGGATGATGCTGGCATTCCCCATAAACATCCCGTTGGTCTGCGGGAGCATTTCCAGATAGCCGCAAAAATCAAACGTCGGGTCTGCATCACGTTTGATGCTGAGCGCCTCGTCGGAGTTCTGCTGCGACTGGAGCAGTGCGCGGGCGGTCATCGGGTCGCTGAATTTCTGCATAAGCTGGCGCACAATCACGGCCAGCTCGCGCGCAATTTTATCCCTGAGCTGCGGGTCGCGTTCCTCCGGCGCAATCTGCTCCGGGAAGTGGATAATCACCCGGCGACGTGACACACCACCGCTGCGGTCGGTGAAGCGCATGGGGTTATTGTTCACGGCCAGAATCACCGCCGGAATATGTGTTGAGTACGGGTTCTGATATTTTGGGTCAACCGAGACCGCATCGCCGCCGGTGATGGCCTTAAGCCCTGCGCCGTCACCGCTCCATTTTTCCTGGTCTGGCAGACGAATAAGCGAGAAGCCAATCAGGGAGGCACGCTTGCGCGGGTCTTCCAGTGTGTCGATATCGGCTGACGTGGCGTTATCCTCCCCGGCGAGCAGGGTCGCGATTTCAGCCAGAATACTTTTGCCACTCCCGCCGGGACCGGTCACTTCGAGAAAGAGCTGCCAGTCGTAACGGTTCGCCAGCACCATAAACAGCGCAGCCAGAATCACGTCGCGTTTTTGTGGATTTTTACCGGCAGCACGGTCAAGCCAGCGCCAGAAGTTCGGCGCGTGCGTCTCCAGCGTTTCCCCCTCCACCGGCGGGGTGAAATCCACGTCACACAGCGTGCGCAGCCAGTGCGATTTGTGGTGCGGGCTGAATACGCCGCTTTGAGTATCGAGTACCCCGTTGCGAAAGCCAATCAGACGGCGCGCCGGTGTATCCTGCTGCGGAATAATCAATTTCAGGGTCTCCACCACCGAGGCAATTTTCCCGGACGAGAACGGGGCGCGTAAGCGCTGGAATAAATCAGCCACATTCCGTGAAAAAGTGGCTGCAGGGATATTTTTCCAGATGCCGTTTTCATAGCGGGACAGGAGCTGGCCGTTCGCATCCACCGCCAGCGCTTCGCCGTAGTGCTCATGCACCCGCAAAGCCTTGTCGCTGGCGCTCATGGCGGTAAATTCCGCCTCGCTCATGGTGTCGAATGGGCTTTGCGCCGGTGTCCGGATAGCGTCATAAATAGTCTTGCGCGTGGCCTCCTCGCCGTACTGTATAAACGCATCATTCCAGTCACCGAACACCGGCGGCAGGGCAACAATGCCCTCACAGGCATCTGCGGCCGCAGCGGCTTTACTCTGGCCGTCGCCGTTCAGGTCACGGTCGGCAGCGAGCACAATCTGACAGGCCGGATATTTCTGACGGGCAAGGCTCGCCAGGGAAAAGAGGTTCACGGAGGACAGCGCCACCATGACGGTTTCCCCGGTCAGGTGATGCACGGTGAGTGCGGTCGCATAACCCTCTGCAATCCACAGGCGTTTTCCGGCCTGTTTTTTCACTTCGATGATATGACATGCCCCTTTGACCTGACCGCCTTTCAGGGTGCGTTTGAGACCGTCAGCATTGATAAGCTGAAGGTTAACCAGTGCGCCGGTATCGTCATACAGCGGGACAACCACATCACCGGCGCGGAACGTCACGCCGCCGGTTTTATGCATGACGGTGAGCGTCAGACATTCCAGAGCGGGGAAACCCTTGCAGGTGAGGTAGGCATTGCCGGTGGCCAGTCGGGTTTTCTCCATGAGCCTGACGGCCAGCGCAGCCGCCGCTTTGCGGTCGGCCTCCGTTTCAGCCTCTGCGACCGCAATCACTTCCGGGGCAACCGGCGGCAGGTTGCCGGTCACGGCATTCACCTTCCCGGCGGCCTCTGACGGGGTCACGCCAAACACTTTTTCTACCAGCTTAAGCCCGTCACCCGCGCCGCACTGATTGCAGAACCACGTCCCGCGCCCCTCTTTATCGTCAAAGCGGAAACGGTCAGAGCCGCCACATACCGGGCAGGACTGATGGCGGTTTTTAATCACCTTCACACCCAGCGCAGGGAGAATGCGCGGCCAGTGGCCGCACGCCTGTTTTACGGTTTCTGTTACGCTCATTTTCATCGTTATTTTCTCCCTCAGTGCAGTACTGGCGACGTGATATGACGGGCGCAAAGCTCATCCATCACGGCCAGCCCGAGAAAGGACAGCGACGGCGCGGCTTTGAGTGGTCCGGCTTCCATTAAGTCTTCCAGCAGAGCACAGGCAATCTGACGGCCTTTTTCCTCGCCGTGCTGGCGCAGGTAGAAGCCCTCCAGCTCGGCGGCAATGGCGCTTTCCAGCGCGTCGAGGGTGAGGTGCGGGTAGCGGTGCTGGCGTTCGCACAGGGTCAGCCATGCACAGGCCACGGCGCGACGATACAGCGCGGCGCGTAATACGGGCGGTAATGGCTTTTTCATACGTTACCCTCCCCGGTCAGCCACTGCTGATTGCAGCGTTCGACCACGCCGTCGAGCTGGGCGGTCATGAGGTAAATCACGGAGGTGAGCTGTAACTGCTGCGCCGGGTCACGACGAACGGTGGCGCAGTCCTGCACCTGCATCAGCTCATTGACGAGCTGGCCGACGTTGCGCATATGCTCCAGACATTCGAGGTCACGGGCGGTAATGGTGGTGTGTCTCATGCGCGCACCTCCGCAACCGGCAGACGGCCAGCAAACGAGAGGACGTAATCGCGAACGAGGGAAAGGCGTGCGGCGTGCTCATCACCGGCAACGGTGCGAAGCATACAAATACGGGGTTTACGGTCTGCGCGACGAACGGCGGCAAACACAAAGACAAACTGCGGGTGTGACGGGGTGAGGGTCGTAGCCATAAGGGCAACCTCCGTTAGATAGCAGGTTATGCTACCACCGGAGTTTCCACGCTCAGTGGTGGTAGCCCAGACGGGGGTGGAAATACCGGCTCTAACGGATACCGGCCCGACCGAAGTCGGCCCCGCCTGAGCCACCATTACTCGATAGCTGCAAAGGTCATGAAACCATTGCGCAAGTAACAGGTGCACGAGGGCATAGACACAAAAAAAGACGCATGGCGCGTCAGGTGTCGCCGTTAGATTACTCGGGTTTCCACGCCCGGCTGTCGATTTTGCGACAGCGGGAAAACTATACCTGGAAACGGCGAAAAGAAGCAAGCCAGAAAAAGGGGCTGTTTGCTGAGTGGTTATCATCATGCGTCATAGCCCCGGTTACGTTCGGCAATGCGATCTGCCATCCATGCGGTGATTTCAGACTGCGCCCACGCCACGTTTTTCCCGCCGAGGGAGATTTGTTTCGGGAAGGCTTCCCGGCTGATGAGGTCGTAAATAGTCGAGCGGGACAGGCCGCACAGATGCATCACTTCGGGCAGACGGATAAAGCGCTCGTGAACGGTATCAGAAACCGGCATCAGCGGGGCGGCAGGGGCAGAAGACGGGGGAGAAAAAGCGGTGTGCATCGGGCTACCTCACAAAGTCCATACAGTGCCGGGCGTGTCCGTCCGGCTTCGGGTAGCTCTCTATTTTGTGAATATTTTCCCTCAGGGCAACAAGTCATTTTGTACTGCTCCACCACACAACAGAGCGTTTTTTATACAGTGGCAAACGTTGGCCGTTTTTTGGCAAACGTTGGCAAACCGGTGGCCCATTGCTGATTACTTTTGTTTATATATTTATTGTTTTTAATCACTAAAAAGTCTAAGTGGCTGACTGGCTGAAAAAACTGAAGGGTGAACAGTGGTGAACAGACGGTGAACAGTCAGACCTTCAACTGTTCACCCTTTAACTTACTGTATTACTTATCTTTTTATTTAAGGTGAACAGTGGTGAATAGTTATAAGTAAAAAAACAAACGGTGAGTAAGGTTTTCCTGCGACCTTTCTCTGGCCAGCCTGATTTTAAGGTCTGTTTGTGCCAGCACTCTGACAACGGCAATGAATCGTGTTGTTGTGCAGGAGGCGTCAGAATCATTTCAGGTTGAACATACGGAGAACCTGAACATGAAACCCGAACTCATTATCAAAGCCATGCAGACCGTTATCAGTAAACAGGATGAAGGCGCGGAACAACGTATTGCCGGTGCGCTGGCCGCACTTAACGAAGCAAAAGACGCACACTCGGCCAGCATGGGTAAACTCAGCGACATTGAGGCTTCCATTCAGCGTTGTGAGCAGGAACGACAGACCGCCCTCAGTGAAAGCGCACAGGCCGAACAGGACTGGCGCAGCCGCTTTCGAACCCTGCGCGGCAACCTCACTCCTGAACTGAAAGCTGAACACAGCAAACGTATCGCCAGCCGCGAACTGGCTGATGAGTTCACCAGTCTGATTACCGAGCTGGAGAAAGACAAAAGTCTCGCCATGCTTGGCGCATGCTCCTCCGGTACGGCTTACATCAGCGCCCATGAAAAAGCGTTCACTACCTACGCCAACAGCGAGTGGAAGAAGGCGCTGACCGGTATCAGCCCCGCACTGTTACGTGCCTTTCTGTTGCGTATACGGTCGCTGGAAATGAGCGGAGAAACCTCGCCGCGTGCGACCGTGACCCGCGAGCTGGGTGATGCCCTGAATCTGCAGTCAGCCCTGTATCATTTTGATATGGAGCAGGAGCCGGTCCTGTCCGTAACGGGCATGAATCGCCCGGTCATAACCGGGGTTGATATGGCGCTGTTAAGAAGCCCGGCCAGACGGATGAAGCTTGCCGCTGAACTGGCCGCAAAAGACCACGAACAGGCAGAGGGCTGAATCATGTTTCACTGCCCGTTCTGCAAAAAGACCGCGCACGTCCGTACCAGCCGGTATCTGTCGGAAAACGTCAAACAGCGTTATCACCAGTGTACCAATATCGAATGCTCGGCCACTTTCCGCACCATCGAGTCGGTTGACGGTGTTATACGTGCCGCACCGGAGAAACCCGACCCCGCGCCGGTGGCGCCACCGCCGCCGCGTAAAGTACAGGGCTGCTACAGTTCGCCGTTCCGGCATTAATCAGGAGAGAGACACGTGACCACTGTGACAATACAGCAGGCCTTTGAGGCCTGTCAGACGAACAAAAACACCTGGCTGAAACGTAAAGCCGAGCTGGCAGACCTTGAACGGGAATACCGTGAACAGCTCCTTGCCGGTGACGAACAAATCCCGCGCAGAATGCAGGATTTGCGCGACAATATCGACGTGAAAAAATGGGAGATTGATCAGGCCGCCGGTCGTTATATCCGCTCACATGAGGAAGTGCAGCACATCAGCATCCGCAACCGGCTCCATGACTTTATGCAGCAGCACGGCGCGGAGCTGGCCGCCACGCTGGCACCTGAGCTGATGGGGTATAACGAACAGCTTCCCGCAGTAAAACAGAGCGCCATGCAGCACTCGGTTGATTATCTGCGTGAAGCCCTGTCGTTGTGGCTGGCCGCAGGTGAAAAAATTAATTATTCCGCGCAGGACAGCGATATTTTAACGGCCATCGGATTCAGGCCTGATGCGGCTTCGCGGGATGATAATCGCGAGAAATTCACCCCGGCACAGAACCTGATTTACACCCGCCGACGTGCAGAACTGGCCGCACGCTAGCACGCAAAAAAATCCCCGAAAATTCCGCTATTTTTCCCGAAAAAAGCCATGCATCCATAAGGTGCATGGCTTTGCATGCAAATCCCCGTATTTTTTATCCCATGCAACACCAGTACCGGTGCGGCCTGAGGCCGTTCATGCACCTGCATTAAAAGCGACCTCTTAAGCGGGCAGGCGTGGCGGGGAGAGCATTGCGCGCCAACATTAGAATCATTATTCGAAATTAGTGACCTTACAATCATAAATGATGTAGCCTTATGACACTTGTTTTACAGATACCTTAAGCCGATTCTAAATCAAAGCGTAACGTTGAAGGATGAGAGCATGCGCAATAAAGAATACCCCCATGGTTTAGTCATAGCAGTTCATCCATATCCGAGATATATAAATAGTGATTGGATCCTGCATGAGTACATTAGTGAACATAAGGAACCTTTTAAATGGAAAAGAAGGACAGAGATACTCGAACAGTTTGATTATGGACTAGTGTTTAGCACTTATGAAGAAGCATTAAAAGTAGCTGGGGAAATAAATAAAGTAATTCAAGAAAGAATTAGCGAATTAGAAATCAGTCAAGAAACCAAAGATTCGTATTTTTTAAAGGCTGAAAAAGCCATAATATCTAGGCAAAGGCTTCGTAATGAAGAGGAGTTAATGCTTCGTGAAGCATTGAATATTACTTCATCATTGCCAAGACTTCAAGAAGATGAAGTGAGTTTGAAATTAAATGCTTATCGACGGGCAGCCATATCTATCAAAGATGAGTTGTTGCAAGAGATAAATATTAACCCACTGATTGAAGTGGCTCATCTCAAAGAAAATAGAATGGTTATAGGAAGAGATGCAAAAGGAGATTGGGGACGATATTTTTATTACAATGAACAAACTACTAAAATTGCATTTAGAGAGAAAATATCAAGAGCTTTTGGTTTTTCAGGTCGTGATCATTGGGGAAAGGTAAAGTCTGAGATCAGGATTCGTTTATTACCACGCGCAAATGAGCTATTGCAACTTGCCAGTGTAAAAAGGATGCTTGCAGATGCTCATTCACAGGGTCATAAGGTATTAATGGCTGGAGGGTACGTATTTTGGTACGAAGAAACTGGCAATATAGGATGGACTATTAAAGCTACTAATAGTAATGAATCAATTAAAAATGGAGAAAGTATTTGGCATGAAGGGACAATCATATCAAAAAATCATGGTAGGATCGTTGTTTTTCCATACATAAAAGAAAATGGTGAAAAAGTCCAAGGGCATACGAAAAATGCTCCCCATGATGGAAAAGCTAAGCCTCGACACCCTAGTGAATATGTTGAATTACCATTTCATGTACTTGAAGATGATTTAATGATTGGTCTGTTTGGTGAACTAAAATATGAGTGACAATGTTGAGGCCACATACACTTGGCCTCAATAGATAATTAATAAATAAATCAGAAGCCTTCTAAAAGTTGATTTATTCCATTGCTGTCATCAAAAATTATCTTATCAAGCTCTGAAAGAGCTTTTCTGTATTTTAATTGAGGCGTTTTATCAAACGATAAAATCCCTGAAATTAAGTTTAGATTATTTTTTTCATCACAGCTAAGTATGTTATCAAAATTTACGTCAATCTTTACTTCGTTATCATGCTTTATAGCGCGACGAACTTCTAATGTAAGATTCTTATCATCGCTTGTTAATCTATGATCACTATGGAAATACTCTGGGTTTTTTACTTTTAGTATGCTTAACACATGAGAAATTATTGTTTCATTTCTTGCAATGACCACCCAAGCATTGCCTATGTCTGCGAATGTGGTGTTTAGATAGCCATCTTTTGTATTAAGTTCTTTAAACTCTCTAAAGTCTCCGCTTATTAGTTTTGAAAGTGTTTTATTTTCTGCTCCCTTAGAAAAAATATAAATCAATGATCGGCCAGGAAATAAAAGCTCAACTTTTGAAATAATATCTTTGGGGTTTTTTACTATTGATTGATGGCTTATTTTATTATATAAATCAACGTAATCTTCTAAAAGATTTTTAATGACACTTGAACGAAATGTTGAGTAATCTATATCCGCGCATAATTCAAAAAGATTTTTATGTCTTATAGATTCATCATTTTTATAAAGTGTTCTTAGAATTCCTCGTTGTCTCTCTTTAGTATCCCGGCAGATAAACATAGCTGCAAAATATTCCATAAGAGATTTATGCGACCAGCGAATGATAGCACCTTCCTTGACAAATAATGGTACAGTTTCGATTAGATCTTTTATGAATAATGATGAGGATATAGTCATTCCTGGTATTTTTGAAACAATATCTTTAATAATTATTTGGAGATCATCCTTAGTGAATTCAATTCTTCCTCCCTCCTTGAGACACCAAAATCCTAACCTACGCAAAATTTGATGAAAATCAGTTGAGTCAAGCTTAGAATGTTTTTCCCTAACGTAACCAAGTTCCTTAGTTAGGTCATGAGACTCAAATAAAGCATCAAATACTTGACTATAAAACAGTTCTTTTTTGCGTGGTATTATTGGTTTGAATTTATATGCGCAAAATAATAAAGAAACATATAGTGGAGTCGAAAGAAAATCATCAAAATTCCTTCCTTCTTCCAAACGAAGTCCTTTGATTAATTTAGATGAAATATTACCTGTGTTATCATAACGTCTCAGTAAATCATACGCTTGATAAGAATCTAAAGGTTTTATTTTGAATCTGGAGAAACCATATAATTCAGAAAGGAAACTATCATGTCTTGAAGTTATAATTATTTTACTTTCCGAAAAATCGTCAGCAAATTCCCTTAAGGAATTTACTACAGATGATTTAATGCCTTGAGGGATTTCATCAATGCCATCAAATAGATAAATGAATGGGATTTCCTTAAGGCATCCATTAGAAATGTTTCTACCTAATCCCAGCTGGTTTTTTACTTGTTCAGCAATGCTATAATCTTGTATACGACGAAGTTCTAAGTAAATCGGTATTTGATTTGTTTCTTCGATGCAATATAGTGCAATTCTCTTCATTAAAGTTGACTTCCCCATGCCAGCGGAGTCAGTTATTAATATGTGGTTGAAAGAATTCAATATATCTATTTTATTATTAATTAAACACTCATAATTTGATTGCTCGTTGTCATGGTATACAGAAATAGGCTCATATATTTTTTTTAATTCCACAGGTGTATTTTGGAAAGCTAATGTGTTTACTAAAGAACATTGCCCTCCGACACGAGAAAGAAATTTCTCCATGCTGTCATTTAGAAATTTAGCTGCTCTCACATCATCTAAATAATCTTTAACTCGTGATGAAATTACTGGGATTATTTTCTTTTTGATGACTTCTTTAGCCCACGGAAGTGATGCAGCGATCATTCCATCTAATGTTACAGGTTGCATATTCAATCCTCATTTGACTTGTTGATGGACAGCTTGCCCCCACCAATCCATTAATTCGACTCTCGCATCTAAATAGATTGATCGATTATAAGCCCTACGAACCTCATTCTTGTCGCTATGTGCTAGAGCCGCTTCTATCACATCTGCATTAAAACCAGCTTCATTCATTGACGTACTTGCAATTGAACGTAAACCATGTGCAACCAATTTCCCACCATAACCTATTCGCTTAAGAGCAGCATTAGCCGTTTGGCTATTCATCGGTTGTTTTGGATCGTTTCTGCTCGGAAAAATATGTTCACGGTGACCACTGATAGGCTTCATTACTTCCAAAATACCTAAAGCCTGAGGTGACAAAGGGACAATGTGTTCACGCTTAGCCTTCATTCGTTCGGCGGGAATCGTCCAGAGTTTGGCATCGAGATCGATCTCGACCCACCGAGCACCAGAAGCCTCAGAAGGGCGCACTAGGGTCAGGAGCTGCCACTCAATAAGACATCGAGTAGAAACAGACAGATTCGACATGACCAGAGAACGCATCAGCTTAGGTAATTCTTCTGGTCGTAGTGTGGGCATGTTCTGCTTTTTGGGTTTCTCAAATGCCATTCCAACACCTGATGCCGGATTAGTATCGATCAGGCCGGTGTTGACTGCGTAAATCATTATTTCGTTAATGCGCTGGACCAAGCGACGAACAGTCTCTAATGCGCCGCGTGCTTTGATTGGTTCCAATGCTTCAACTATCGTTCTGGCCTTAATCTCCTGAACAGGTATCGCGCCTATTGCTGGGAATACGTCTTTATCTAGAGAACGCCAAATATCCTTCGCGTAGTCCTCTGTGACGCTTTTGCTCTTCATTTTGAACCAGTTGGAGGCCACAGTTGAGAAAATGCTATCCAGCTCAATCTGACGTTGCTCTGATGCTTGCTCTTGTTGCTGTTGCGGATCCATCCCCTGCGCGAGCGTAGCCAAATATTGGTCGCGTATCTGACGAGCTGTTGCGAGTGTAAGGGCAGGGTATGAGCCGAGACTCAGGTTAGTTCGGCTATTACTTACTGGACGTTGGTATCGGAAGCGCCAGAGCTTTTTACCAGATGTTTTCACGAGTAAGAACAGGCCGTCCCCATCATGCAGAGTGAAATCTTTTTCTCGGGGTTTAGCTTTAAGGATCTCGTTGTTAGTGAGGGGGCGTGTGATGCGCGCCATGTCTGGATTCCTTCCATAATTGGTACACGTTTAATGGACCACAGTATAGCGTGTACCTAAACGTGTACCAATTTTCTCTGGATTTAGCCGGATGTTCTCGGACAACGGCAGACACAAAAAAGCCCGCAGGGCTTATGCCGTGCGGGCTTTCTGTACTTCACCGGACATATCCGGATCATAATTTGGGGCTGGCGGGAGTTGAACTCGCGTCCGAAATGTATTTAACTCATTGAAAATAAACAATTCTCTTGCTGCTATATACCTCAAGTGCATTTTACGTGCATATTGAGGTCTGTCTAACATCCTGATTCTGTCCAACATTTTGAAATATTTCCCCCGCTACAGCGCGGCTGAAATCGCGGTTTTACCGTCATATTCAGCCAGGTATTTACCGTAGTTGCGGAATATCATTTCCGGCCCTTTGTGGCCCATCTGTCCGGCAAGCCAGAAGAGGTTTACGCCCTGGCTAATATGCTTGGTGGCGAATGTGTGCCGCGTCTGGTACGGGTTACGATAGCGCACGCCAGCTTTTTTCAGAGTCGGCACCCATGCTTTTTTACGGATAGCGTCGGCGTTCGCCCAGGGTTCTCCTGTTTTCGGGTCGCTGAATATGAACTCACTTTTCATAAAGGTATATTGCTTCTGCGCCTGCAGGGCCGCCAGTGCCTCACTGTTCAACTCCACCTTACGGGTACCGGCTTTTGTCTTGGTGCCTTTAAGTACCCCTACGACACTGGCCGCCTGAACGTGGGCTGTGTTCGCGATGGTGTCGAGATCAGACCAGCGCAGCGCGCACAGTTCGGAGCTCCGCAGACCGGTATTGAAAGCAAAGCGGAACAGGTTTTCCCATTCCGGATACCTGCAGCTCTGGTAAATGGCGAGGGTTTCCGCTGGCGTGAACGGGTCAACCTCGTAATCGTCGGCGCTCGGGCTACTGTCGATCACGTGGTACCGGCTGGCGCTGACGAGGGTTACCGGGTTAATGGTCAGCAGGCCATCCGTAACCGCTTCATCTATGGCGCTGCGCAGAAACGAAAGGTTATTCCTGGTCGTTTTCAGCTTTGTTTTCCGGCTGGCTATCCAGTTTTTAAGGACCGCTGGCGTCAGTTCTGACACGTGGAGTTTATGCAGAGCTGATAGCGCCGACAGGCATTTTTCATAACCGTTGATAGTCGACGGGGACAGGTTGCGGTTCTGGCAGATTTTCAGGTACTCGTCCAGGTAAGACTTTATGTTTTTGGTTTTCTTCACCACCCCGAACAGCTCCAGCTTTTTGGAGTAGGGGAAATATTTCGCATATTCAAAGGTGCCACTGACGATCTGGTTTTGTATCTCCCCGAGCAGGCGCTCGGCGTACTTCACACCGCGCGCGTTTGCTTCCATTTTTGAGAGGGGCTCCCGGCACAGAACCCCTTTGTATGTGAAAGTGATAACCAGAGTGTCGCCAGTTTTATGCTGGCGGATGGTTACTCCTCTTGGGAGAGATAATGATCCTTGTTCTTTCTTGCCCACTTCGAAACCTCCGTTAAGTCAATCCAGCGTTCTTTAACGCCATCGACTTTTAATACATGTACTCCCTCCTTCCATAACCCCCTTTGTATCCGTTTGTTAACGGCTTCTACCGTTTCCCCCGCGTCCCTGCAGTACGTAGAAAGGGGTACACAGTCAAGACTCATGGCTGACCTCCTGCCCGAAAGCCTGGGCATTTTCCAGTTCATTAGCGGCATAAATCAGGGCGTTGTGATGAGCGCGAAAACCACCATCTAGTTCGCGAGCAGCTCTGTCGCGCAAGATGTCGATCGCAGCCTGATAGTCATTCTGGCAATCGGCCGACTTTTCGGCCGAACTGGCCGGCAGCTCCCCCAGCACCATCAACATGTTTTCAGGGTCGATGGGAATGGTGGCGAGCCCCAGCTCTTTGGCCTCCGCTGCTAAACGGGTCCAGCGTTCAATAATTTCAGTGGTACCTTTTTTCATGGCATACCTCAGAAACCTATCAAAAATTTATACTCAATCAGCGCGCCGAAAACGACGGCCACCAGCAACAGGGCAAACAGCATAGAGAGGAGGAAATACTTCATCGTGATGCCTCCCGAAAAACAGCTCTGTACGCACGCAGCATGTCCCGAGACTTGCCGGATAAAACCGTTCTCATGAAGAACATCCCGCTACGGGTTGCTACGATTCCGGGTGTGTGTAGCAGCGTGACATCTACCACTCTGTTATGTTTACGGAACTCAAAAAGAGTGCTTGTGATAACTATGTTCGCCACTGCGCCATAGTCCTGATGTTGAATTTTCATTTTCTGTCCTTCAGTTTGCTGTATCGCTCATGGCCCATCACCTCCCAGTTCTGACCGCCGTCTCGGGACAGCAGCCGCCAGCGGCGATTAACCCTCAGGCTCAGGTTTCCGGAGCCGTGCATACGGCAGGGATGAATCCGCCTGGCTCTGAACTGGCGGAGGACATGGACCGCCTGCAGGTGCACCCACTCAGGAATTCGTATCGCTGTCAGGGCCATTGTCCTTCTCTCCTGCAGGTGGGGTGATCGTGTAACCGGCGCGTTCAGCAATCCATAAAAAAGTCTCCAGCGATGCTGTAACCTCGCCGTTCTGAACCGGGCGCGCGTGGATAACTTTCCCGTTCTCGATTGTCAGCACGATATTTACTGGTTCGTGCGTGATAATTGGTGTCTGATCACTCATGGCTTGTCTCCGCTGTGACTGATTTTTGTTTCTTGGCAAACTCGACCAGCTCAGCAATGAGATCGTCGATTAATGCCTTTCCGCTTTCTGTCAGGAACTCACCGCTGCCATTCACATCTACGGCGTTGCTGTAAATTCCTCTGATGGCTTTTACGCCGTCAATATTCCCGTATTCACTGAGAGCCAGCTTTTCGAATCGTCTCAACAGACCATCAAGCAGTATTTCTGTTAATTCGACGGTGTTTATTCCCCCCTTAGGCATATTAATAATGATGCAGGTGCTTCCGGTTTTACGCTGGTGGCGTAATAACGCAGCCTTTAAAATTCGTCGGCGATACGTAGTGATTAAATTATCCATTTAATACACCTTTCGTTGTGCATCTTCATTTGCTAATACGATCCTTTCCTCTTCCTCGGTCCAGCTATATACCGACCCGGCAAGGTCATAAGCCAGACCTAAAAGGCCATCAAGTTGATGGCAGTCGAAATCTTTATGGTGAGCGTGAATTGTTTGCATGAGGAAGTTAAGTTGTTCAGCTTTAATATTCACACCTTGCACGTCTTGGCGAACTTGTGTTGACATGATTTATCTCCCGTATGCTTTCCTAAGATATAAATTCGCGATATCCCAGTAACCGGCTGAGCAAAATAACTTTGCAGTATTAAAGGCGTTGATATTTAGCATGGTTTTTCCTAAAAAAGTGTATGGAATCCCCTCAGCAATAAAGCTGTTATTTGTTTAGGAATCTAAGAATTTAAGGGTTGGATCTAATAGCTTGCTCTTCAATTAACCAGGCACAAACATCACTTGTTAACTTACTTAATAATGCTGCAATGGCCTCGATTTCAGAACAGTCCATTTTGTTGGGATATAACTCAATCATTTTGCAGATTATTTCTGCCTGATATGCTTTCTCTTTCGCTTGTTCTAATGAAAATTCATGCGCCATGATTACCATCCTTTAATCCGGAAAGGTATGATGCTGCTTGAGAAATTTTATTTGTTACCATTCCAATTTCAGCAAGGTCAGCGATGATACAAGAAAGGTTTAATATCTTTTCTTTGCTGATTTCTTTATTTTCAGCAATGGAGAAAATATTCAAGCTGATATGGTTAATGGCTTCAAAGATAGACACGGTTTTAGTATCGCAATCTGATGCAATATCACCATAATCAATACTTGAACTATCTTTGCTGTAGCGAAAATCTGGAATATCAACAAGCTGATATAATTTTTTGATTGTCGTATTGGTCGTCATCTCACTGGCTCCGTTGTTTGCCGATGAGATGAGAATAGGGGAGGATTAATCTTGCGTCAATACTATAGTATTAATCTTATTTTCATTTATAGTTAATATCATGATATTAATGGTTTTTTATTTTCTTTGGGCAAAAAAACCGGGTTTCCCCGGCTTAGTTCCAAACTGTAGATGTCCAAAACACTCTACCAACGACCTCTACGCTGGACATCTTCACTACCTCATCCGGGTACTCTTCTGCGTTATAGCTACGAATAGTCACCTCATCCGGACCTGTCCGGTATAGGAGTTTGATCCGCTTCCATCCTTCCTGATTGATCGCGTAAATCTTTCCATCAACGATTTTTTTATCTTCGATGTTAACAGCCACTGTTGTACCGTCTGGTATGAGTGGTTCCATACTGTTCCCGGCAGCCGGGAAACAGATAATGCCTGTACCATCTGTGCTTGCTCCAACTTTTCTCAGGGTAGACTTCGAAAACCTCAGTTTATAACCGTTGTAATCTTCTTCCATAACTCTGCCGCTACCGCATGCAAACTCAATATCTTTAAGGAATGGGACTTCCACTTCATCAGCTTCTAAAGGTGTGCTGCTATCCCAAGTCTCGACCTTGGTCCACTTTTCTTCTGGAGGGAAATCATCTGATTTACGGATCGCACCAACGCCTTCGCTTAACCACTCTGGGCGAACACCAAGGACATTAGCTATCTGAACAAGCTTAGTTGTCGACTTTGCCTTACCAGATACTAGTTTTTGAATTGCCCCCTGTGACACGCCGACTGCTTCAGCCAACTGGCTTTGGGTCAGCCCAGCCTTCTGCATGCTGTCTCTTAGCCGGTCCGAAAAAGTCGTTCCACTCATGATTTCGCCTCTGGTTAATACGATCGGATTAATTTAGTACAAAAGCTTTTTCCGTTCAACACTAGAGTATTCTTGCCAAATTAATACTATAGTAATATCATCCAAATCCTAAAGTATTTTTAAGGGCGCTAATATGTCAGAAAACGCTATCCAGAAAGCAGTGAGATTGGCAGGGGGCCAATCTGCGTTGGCTAGAGCCAAAGGTGATTGGCCTGTCGGGTACTCCGTTTTCCCCGTTCCTGGGCAAATACTATGACCGACTGATTAAGCCGACCACCATCGGCGAGTTAATCCAGCGTGGCGATCTGAGTAAATACGAATTTTACGCGCCAACTAAGCCGGATCTGAAAGGTGTTAAAACCAAAGCATCGCTTGAGTACGGTAGCGATTACAACGAAACGCAGCTGGCTGAAATCATGTGCGGCTCTACGCTGGTGGGCGACATCGTACAGAACTGGCTGGAGAATGGCCGGGATCTGCCTACCATCGCTTTCTGTGTCAACGTAGCCCACGCCAATTACCTGACAATCCAGTTTAACCTGGCGGGTGTTAACGCTGAGGTCATGACCGCCGACACTCCAGTGGATGAGCGCCAGACTATCATTCACCGCTTTGAAACTGGTGCAACGAAAATCATCGTTAGTGTGGGCGTTCTGGTGGCCGGCTTCGATAGTGACGTTCGTTGCATCATCTACGCAAGGCCAACAAAAAGCGAAATTCGCTGGCTTCAGGCGCTCGGGCGTGGCCTGCGCACCGCACCGGGTAAAGAGTCCTGCCTTATCTTCGATCACAGCGGTACCGTGCACTGTTTGGGTTATCCGGATTCAATCGAGTACGACGATCTTCCCGGTAAGTCTGACGGCATGGAGGAAAGCGCGCGCCGCGCAGCTGAGGTACGGGCCGAAAAACTGCCACATGAATGCTCTCAATGCCATTACATGAAGCCAGCTGGCGTCTATGTATGCCCGAAATGTGGGCATAAGCCGCTGGGTGGTGAGGACGTCGATACCGACACTGGCCGCAAACTCAAAAAACTGGGTAAAAACCAGCATCAGCCCACGAAGGCAGAGAAACAGGCCTGGTGGAGTCAGATCAAATTCTATCAGCGCCAGCGCGTATCGCAGGGGAAAAAGCCCGTCAGCGATGGCTGGTGCGCAAATACCTTTCGCGAACGGTTTGACGAGTGGCCTAACGGGTTGAGCGATTTCCCGATGGAGATCACTCCGACCGTCTCTAATTTCATCCGGCACAAATTGATTGCGTATGCGAAAGGGCAGGAGAAGGCCAAGCGCCTGCAGGAGGCATCAGGCACGGCAGCATCATCCTCAGTACAGCAAGCACAGAAAGCGATTAGCGATATCAAACAGCAGTTAGGAAAACGAGCATGAAGACGGCAGAAGCGGCAAAAGGTCAATGGGCAATGATTTTTGAGCACTTCGGGTTACCTCCCATTAATGCCAGAAATCACTTTAAAGGCGAATGTCCGGTATGTGGTGCGCGGGGAAAGCTGCGTATTGATGACCGGGACGGCCGGGGAACATGGATCTGTACCTGCGGCAGCGGTGACGGAATGAAGCTTGTCACTCTGACACAAGGGAAGCCATTCAATGAAATTTGCAGGGAAATAGACCAGCTGATTGGTAATAACTTTACCCGCGAAGCGTTCCCGCGCACTTCAGATGCAGTAAGCGCCCGTGATCGGGTTCTGTCCAAATTTTCGAAACTGGTCAACCTGAAAGGAACTACCGGGGCGGATTATCTGCAGGCCAGGGGAATTTATCAGCTCCCACAAGAGGCAGTGAAGTTCAATGATAAACAACGCTACAGCGGTAAGGTTTACCAGTGTCTGTATTCACTCGCAACTGACGACAAAGGCGAGCTTTGCTATCTGCACAGAACCTTACTGGACGGCAATCAGAAAGCCCAACTAAGGGATTCTGCCGGAGCGAAGCGCCAGAAATCTCTGCAGGACGAAAGCTATCTGGATCATGCCCGTTCCGTCGCTATTCGCATGTTCCCGGTAGCGACGACCCTAGGAATTGCCGAGGGTATCGAAACGGCTCTTTCCTGCAAGCAGCTGTACAACGTTAACACCTGGGCCACCATGACCAGCGGATTCATGAAGAAATTCCGTGTTCCTGCAGGTGTGAAAAATTTGATTATTTTTGCAGATCGAGACGTAAACAGCGCCACCGGATTGGCTGCGGCCACGGAATGCGCCCATGCCAACTTACTGGCAAAAAATGACCTGGAAAAAATCAGCATCTACTACCCGGATAACGGGGATTTTAACGACATGCTCATGAACGGCGATCAGGTTCGTGAGGTGGTTTTCTTCAAGAAAAAGGCGGCTGCGTAATGCGTACTGATAACAACGAACATAAAGCACTATTCACCATCCCGACGGCAGCGCACAGCTCCGCCCTCGCAAACATCAAGCCTCTGCCCGAGCAACGGAGAATCACCGGGCATAAGCAAACTGACGCTTATCTTTGGGTGCTGGAGGTTATCCGCCTGAACGAACCCGCACATCTGGACGCAGCCGAAGCCGCGCTGGAGAAAATTAAAATCTCCCCAAAAGAGGCCGAGGAACGTTACGCGCGTTATCTGCTGGCGAATGGTGGCGATCCTTTCCAGGTCGCTTTCGGTACCATCGGCATGGATAACCCGGCACGGGCAATCAGGAACGCCCGGGAGGACATCAAAAAAGCAGCATCAGTCAGGGCCACGTTCGGCAGCTATGAGGCAGCTCTCGAAGATGTGGAGGCCGAGCGAGTAATCAAGTCTTCCCCGAAATTTATCGACGATCACCTTTGGGGATGGACTCCGGACGAGAAGAAAGCTGGCAGCATTAACGGCAGCCGTATGAACGAAATTGATGAACAGCGCCGGGCATTTGTTGAAGGCTATCGTGATGTACTGCCAGAGCCCAATACGCTTTCTGACGTTGTTCGTGAGTTTGTTTACTGGGACTGGCTCTACAGCGTTCGTCACACTGCAACTAAAGAACAGGGCTATGAATTTGGTTACTCCGAGCATCACGAATCCGTATATGACCGCGAGCGCTACCTTGAAAAATTGCTGGAAACCATCAAGCCCGTGACGCGAGCTGAAGCTATCGAGGTATGTCGCTGGTTCCTTGAAAGTGAAAAAGGGCAATACATGGAGAACCACGGCGCAGCGGTGATTCTTAACCTGGTAGGGGAGTGTGAAGAATGAAACTGGAGGCATCACTAAAACACTTTAGCCCTCAGGGAATGCACATCAGCGACGACGTGAAAGGAACCTCTCCGGACCGTATCACCGGCACTGATGTTATGGCGGCCATTGGTACCACCAGCAGCCGAGCGCGGTTTGGTCTGGCTGCCTTCTTTGGTAAGACCGGGATCAGCAAAAGCGATGAGCAGCTGGCAGTACAGGCTTTGGCGCGTCATGCAATGGAATCAGCGCCCAGGAATGTACGTAAAGCAGCAGCAGGCGAATTTGGCTGGTGTATGCTGACGCTGGCACAATTCGCCTTTGCTGAATACTCCCGTTCAGCGGAAACCAGCGTGACGTGTCACAGCTGCAGCGGCAGCGGATTAACCTCTCAGTATGAGGATGTGATCAAACATCCAGGAGTCTTCAACTCTTACGGAATGGAAATAGTACCGCCGAAAATCAAGCACGAACTGGTCAAGCGTAGATGCGCGGCATGTAACGGTAAGGGTGAGCTGCTGGCCAGATGCCGTTGCGGCGGTAAAGGTGAGGTGCTAGACCGCAAAGCCACAAGCGAGCGCGCCGCGCCGGTATTTAAAACCTGTGAGCGCTGCAGCGGAAATGGATTTTCTGCCGTGCCGTCTACTGCAGCCTATAAAGCGATTCTGAAGCGTGTCCCGGATCTGCATGTTAGAACATGGACCCGTAACTGGAAACCGTTTCTGGAGTCGCTGGTGGATATTTGTTACCAGGAAGAGCGAAAGGCTGATGCTGCTTTTCAGAAAGCGACCAGTTTTAATGATGATGTGGATAAATTTTAGCATTTTCACGACATAGGACTTGATTTTGTCCGAAGTTGTCTTGTATACTTCTAATCATGGATACGTACATCCAAATGAAACTGATTATTGACCCTGCCAGTCGGCGGGGTTTTTGTTTTTGCTTTCTGTGGCATACTGTAACTGTGGACTATAAGCACAGGAACACAGCATGATTACATTTAACGACTTGAAAAATAAAAAGGGTCAGAAAAAGGAAAGTAAATATAAATATAGAGAGACTATTAAGAATTCTATAAATGAATTTCTTAAGATATATTTTGAATCGCTAGAATTACCTGCTGAAACCTTTAAGTTCGTGGATGGGCAAGAACATCCTTATGTATTTGTGGTAAATAAAAATGGTCTCGCATCTCTTGATCTAACTCTGGATGATTTAGATGTAGATAAGGTTAATGGCGCATCGATTGTATTACACACAGTTGTTGATGATGAGCCGCCAATACCAAGCCCTGTCCCGGTGCGCATAAACGTTTATTTCATTGACGGGCATTTAGAGTACTCAATCCTGGAAGATAACGTTAATGATAATGTCACCTTGCCTATCAGAGATGAATCCGACATTCGTAAGTTCTGCGAGCTTGTTAAAGAATCAATCATTGACAAAATTGATGATGAACAAATTGGCAAAAAATCAGTGAAGGATGATTCCGTCAAACTTTGGGACTAA